CTCATATTTGAGTTACAGATGGCTACTCAGAAAACTGTCGTCCTCTCGAACTTCGTTCCCAGTATCCGAATTAATTCACGTTAATTCTCGATTCAACATTCTTGCTGTCAAACATCTTCCTACCTTCCATGGGGGCATGTCTTTAACCTTAACAGGGCATCTTTCACATCCCGAATTTAGGGGCCCTTCAACCCGTCTCGTGGGTCAGGCGTAGTCTCTTAAGGAGGACTATTTCTCCTATTGTTTTCCTTTCGCAGGTTTGGCCTTCTTCTTCTTAGAAGCGGCTTTCACCCTTGTGACAGAATCCAACGCTGTCCCGGTAGCAGCTGTTGCTCCACCTAGACCTGGCATTACCAGATCTAAAACAGGGCCAGCTGCGTTGGCAACTTTGGATATCGAACGCAAAACTTTCTTCCATTTCTCACCTTTCGGATTCATTGTCTGGGGAACTCCTGCTTCCTCTTGCGCTATCACTTTCATACAGAACTCCTGTAGGAGTTGTTCATATGGAAGTGAAGGTGACGCAAGTGGTGCTAGAGTATTATCTCCTGGGTCTGCTAAAATCTCAACATAAACTCTATACCGTAAACGGAGAGTTGCATATTGAGTTGACAGTCCTGTGAAATAAGCTCCTGACATGTTGAAAGGGAAAAACGCATTGGTTGAGATGAGAGGGTCATAATCTGGATTCGACATGTGCGAGCCTCCTTGGTAGGATTGCTTGAACGTGGTCGAGCCAAATGAATACCTAGCATCTGCACCTAGGGTTGAGTTTCCTGCTGTGGGTGTATAACCCGTGAACAGGACATCCGAATTGTCTAGCGTTTTGAAAGGAACTTCACTAGTATACTGCGTTCCGACTACATACGCTCCCTCTTTAGCTTTCCATGTCTTAGATCCATTGATCAAGACAGCTACTGAAGTGTTGGAAGGTGGTGCTCTGATGTCATAACAGTTTACACTGCGACTCAGAACTCCTCCTCCCCATGCTACAGAATTGGGGCCAAAGGGGTTTAATGCGTTGGTCGTATTAGACTCGTAACTGTGTCGTACTACACGATTTGCTGGGGTTACATCGATAGGGTAGCGGTACACTGTGCATGCTCCCTGTTGGTACAAATCGGGCGATTCGTCCACGACTTCGAAAGACTCACCTACAATCCTCAGCATACGGCGACCTGGTCCGTTGGACGAGGTCCCCGTGTTGTTTCCTGTTGCATAGCTAGCTAAAGCTCCACAATCAAGACCTTGAATCTGGGGGGGTAGGTTAAGTTGGTAATCGGCGGTCATGTATGTTTCAGTTCCTGAGGGGACTCCATGCACACTCATTGGATACATTACGGGGGTACCTAATGCAAAATCCAATAAGGATGTCGTGAAGTCCTTCTCATTGCCTGAAAGCAATGGAATAGCCTTTATGAAAGGGTACATAACAAAGTGCGCATCCCACTGTGGTGTGA